AAGGATGACCTCCACTTCGTTTACCAAAACGACTTTAGGTCTAGAAAATACGCTGTAAGTTCATTCGTTAACCCCCAAGGAACCGATTATTCTAAGTCCTTACTGCTGTTTGGTGAGGGTAAAGCTGTTGCAGATGAGAAGGCGTTGCATTGGTTGTGTATACAGGGGGCTAACACATACGGTAACGATAAGGTTACCTTTGATGAACGGGAGCGATGGGTACAGGATAACGAGGAATGGATTTTAATGTCTGCTAAATCCCCCTTAGAGTTCAGGTGGTGGGATGGAGCGAGTGACCCACTACAATTCTTAGCGTTCTGCTTTGAGTATGCCGGGTTCAAACGAGAGGGGTATGGTTACATTAGCCACCTTCCTGTCGCACTAGATGGACGTAACAATGGTCTACAACACCTCTCTGCACTAGGTCTGGATAAGGTAGGGGGTGTAGCTACATGTTTAGTACCATCCAATACCCCAGAGGACATGTACCAAATGGTATATGAGATGGTCTGGGATAAGGTCTTAGCGGATTCGCATAACCCCATAGCCCAACTATGGATAGCGTTTGGTGCAAGTCGTAAGACCGTGAAGCGTCCTATCATGGTGATTCCTTATGGCGGCACTAGATTCTCTTGCTCAGAGTATGTACAGGATTACATCAATGAGCAGATTGATGAGGGTCAGGAGAATGTGTTTGGAGATGACATGTTTGAAGCGGTGCTGTACTTCTCTGGCTTGTTGTGGGATACCGCTAACGATGCAGTACCTAGCGCACGGAAGATAATGGGGTACTTACAATCAATAGGGAAGGTATTGTCTAAGGAGAATCTACCCGTTATATGGAAGACCCCAACAGACTTTTGGATACACCAGATGTACCCAGATACAAAAGCTAGGAGGATAACCACCCATATAGATGGGATACTTATAAAACCACAAGTGAGGATAGACGATTACATGTCCATCGACAAAAGAAGGGCTATCAATGGCATAGCACCCAACTATGTCCACGGAAATGATGCAAGCGCAATGACCCTGACTATTTGTAAAGCGGTAGATGAGGGCATGAAGTCCTTTGCGATGATACACGATTCCTATGGTGTACACGCTGCTGACACAGAGAAGATGGGTAAGCTGATAAGGGAAGCATTCGTGGAGATATACAGAGAGGACAGATTAGAGGAGTTCGCAGACTATGCAAGGGAAGTTTGCGGTTCTGATATACCTGACCCACCCCCTAAAGGTTCATTGGATATTGAGGAAGTGCTAAATTCTAAGTATTTCTTTGCTTAGAACCGCTTAGAATCGTGCCGATGTCGGCAGGATTTCAATTAGAGACATAAGATAATGGAAGATTAATCAAGGTGCAATAGATGGACAGTCAGGTATATTTTAAAACTATAAACAATTTAATAACAGCAATACACATACTCATAGCGAGGGACATAGCAATACCAGTAGACCTACATGCCAGAGCAGTCGAAGCAGGCATAGATGTAGAAGCAATACTTAACAAACGTAAATAACCCGAATTAAAGGAAAATCAAATATGACAACACACACCCCAGAGAACTTTAGCGTACTAACAGGTCAAGCCTATTACTGCTCATTCATCACACCCGATAGCTACAAGGGTGGACCTAAAACCTACAAGGGTAGGTTACTGATTGAGGAAAGTAGTGCAACAGACCTCATACAGTATCTAGACAACCTCACGGACTCGCATGTGGATGAACTTAAGAAAGAGAACCCGAAGAAACGTATCAACATCAACCCCATGTACACCTACATGGACCAGTTCCCCGGCATGATTGCGGTTTCATTCAAGCAGTTAGCTGAAGTACCCACTAAGGATGGTGGAATATGGGAACCTCGTATAGCGATATACGATTCTAAAGCAAAGAAGGATAACAACATCAAGTCCATCCCTAACGGGTCAACCATCAAAGTGTCATGGCAACCAAGACCTTGGTATGTGCCGGGCAATAGCATGTGCGGAATCAAGATGCAACCCATTGGTGTACAGATTATTAACTTAGAAACGGAACTAGAGGGTGGGGATTCAAACCCCTTCACCGAAGTAACAGGACAGGGAGTCTATGAAGCGCAAGCACATCAAGAGAACACGAAGGGGGAGGACTTATTCTCCGATACAACCGAAGATGAACCAACTGGGTCAGACTTTTAGGAGTAATTTTGAATATGAGTTTGCCGAAGACTTAATTCTCAGAGGTGTTCATTACGAGTATGAATTATCAAGGGTTCATTACGAGCAGAGAAGGTTGTATAAGCCTGACTTTGTACTTGGCAACGGCATCATCATTGAGACTAAAGGCTACTTTAAGAGTGCAGACCGCACCAAGCATAGGCTAATCAAGAAACAGCACCCAGACCTTGACATCAGGTTCATCTTTATGAACCCAGATGCAAGGGGTGAGGGCAGTAAGGTCACGAATGCTGAGTGGTGTAAGAAGAATGGATTCAAGTTCGCAAGGATGCGTCTACCCAAGGAGTGGGCAAATGAGAAGAACGACTGACTTTATCGTTGTCAAGGAAGTTAACGATGTATGTCCGTGTACTCGACAGGAGATAGACAGAGTACACAGAAGGAGAGGGTGGCTAAGGATTGGTTACCACTTTGTTATAACAGAAGATGGAGAGGTACAGAAGGGTAGGGATATAGCCCAAGCAGGGGCGCACTCTAGGGGGTTTAACGACTGTTCCATTGGCGTAGGGATTTGTAATGGTGTTAATGAGTTGCAGGCAGCATCCCTACTGTCATTGGTTACGGTGTTGACCATGAAGTACCCCGGAATAGAAGTAATAAATCATCCCCTATATGGGGATACCGAAGAGGAGTTTGATGCAGAATTATGGTGGAAGAATACCCTGAGTCGAATCTCATAATGAAGACCTCATGTCCTAGTTGTAGTTCGTCAGATGCTAACTGTATCTACGATGATGGACATGAGTATTGCTTCAGTTGCGGTCATCGTTCCGCACGAAATAAAAACTACGAACACAAACCTAAGAGGAAACAAATGTCAATAGAGTTAATAGAGGGTGGGGTGACCCAAGCACTCCCAACCAGAGGAATACATGGTGAGACAACCAAGAAGTACCAGTATGAACGAGGTACTTTCAAGGGCAAGCCATGTCAGATTGCCAACTACTATAAGGATGGGAGCAGGGTTGCTCAGAAACTAAGATTCCAGAACAAAGACTTCTTGTTCATTGGGGATACCGCAGAGTCAGGGCTATATGGTCAATGGTTGTTTAACGGTAAGAATAAAATGGTTGTGGTGTGTGAGGGAGAGATTGACACGCTGACTTGTAGCCAGATTTTCGGCAACAAATTTCCTGTGGTTGGTATACCTACAGGTGCTAATGGGGCTAAGAAGGCAATCAAGAAATCCCTTGAGTGGTTGTGTCAGTTTGAGAAGGTAGTGTTGGCATTTGATATGGATGAACCGGGTCAACTAGCAGCCCAAGAGTGTGCCGCTTTGCTACCACCTAACAAGGCAAGGATAGCCCACTTAGAACTCAAAGACCCTAATGAAATGCTACAGGCAGACAAGGTAAAGGAACTAACCTCTGCTATCTGGGAAGCTAAGGCATACCAACCTGATGGCATTCTAAATGGTCAGGACTTATGGGGTCTGGTAAGCACGGAAGACAAAACAGAATCAAGGATGTACCCCTACGATGGTTTAAATAAGATGACCAAGGGAATCAGGAGAGGAGAGATTGTTACCATCACCGCAGGGAGTGGCATTGGTAAGAGTCAGGTAGTAAGGGAGTTTACCCACCACTTACTTAATCAAGGGGAGTCCATAGGTTACATAGCCCTAGAGGAAAACGTAAAGCGTACAGCGTTAGGGTTGATGTCATTGGCAATAAACAAACCCCTACATTTAGGTACTGAACATGTCACGGATGAGGAGTTGAAGTTAGCCTTTGATAATACTTTAGGTACAGGAAGGGTGTACCTGTATGACCATTGGGGCAGTACCGAAACAGGGAATCTACTAACAAAGATTAGGTACTTAGCTACCACAGGGGGTTGTGGTTATATTGCTCTTGACCACATATCAATTTGTGTGAGTGGTATGGAAGGGGGTGACGAGAGGAGAATCATTGATAACTTAATGACCAACCTACGTTCACTCGCTGAAGAACTCAATATCGGATTGATGTTGGTTAGCCATCTTAAAAGACCTAGTGGGGATAAGGGTCATGAGGATGGGGCGCAGACTAGCCTAGCGCAACTAAGAGGGTCAGGTGCTATTGGTCAGTTGTCTGACATAGTGATTGGGTGTGAGCGTGACCAACAGTCAACAGACTCAGCCAACATGACTACCTTGAGGATACTCAAGAACAGGTGGACAGGGCAGACAGGTATATGCTCTACACTTTTCTATGACCTCAACACAGGGAGGATGACTGAGGTGGCAACCACAGAAGATGGCACAGAGATTGGTGAGGATAATCCTTTTAGTAACGTAGACATGGAGGAAGGCGAATGGGTATAGATGAGATTAATGAGGGTGGTATATGGACAGGCGATGACTTTATTTCTTGGGATGACATTAGGCTCAGGGTAGTAGCTACATATCCAAAAGATAACATGACGGATGTAAAGGCAGTTCGTGGAATCGTTGAGGAGTTGAGGGGTCTAGCAGACGATATTGAAAAGGAATACTAATGCGGTTGGTATTCGATATTGAAACCAATGGGTTGCTAGATAAGGAAGACCTTAAGATTCATTGTATTGGCATACATGACTTAGACAACGGATGGTACAAAGTCTATGACGATAAAAAGAACCTAATCGACACAGCGATTAAGATGCTTAATAGAG